CATTATATCCAAACTTTTGTAATGATATTAATCCACCCAACATTAAATCCGGAAACTTTTTTGAAATCTCGATCATTGAATTTATTAAAGCATTTTTCTTGTTTTCTGGTTCAGCATACCCTCGATCGAGATAATCATTCCAATCCTTTTGTGAGCTACCAGCGTCGCTTAGCCAAGAAGAAGAGAATTTAAGTAGAACATTTGCTTTTACCTCGGAAACTTGATCAATTTTCTTATCATTCGCGAGTATTTGAAAGTGGTATATGATACCACCAGTCTTAGAACTCCATAGATCAAAAGGAAGAAGCGATGTATCAAAAATAGTCGCCCTCTGTTTAGGGGTGAAATCCACAAAGTAATCATTGAGAAAAACATAATCTTCGTCGTCAGATATTGGCCAGCCCATGCTATCACTACTGTCCCATTTTTTAGAGATATAATGTTCATACCATGCATCCGCTGTTATATTGCTCGGATTAGTATCTTTCAATGACTGGAGGATGCTTGCCATTAGCTAACAACCCCGAGAGCATCCGCCAAATTCTTGGGAATGTAAATGACCTCTCCGATTTTAACATGACCTTCTGTTGGTTTTCGATTAAACGATGCAATGACCCACCAAAGAGTTGGATCACCATAATGTTGACTTGCAAGTCTCCAAAAGAAATCACCATAAACCCAAGTGTGCTCAAAGCTTTCAATTGAATCCAAAACTTCTTGAGAGACATTGACCGCCGTCGGTGTTCTATATTGGATTATTTTACGAACTCCTCTTTCCTCAAAGATCTTGTCGTACATTTCATTATCGTTTATTGCTTTTTTTCTTCGTGTATATCGTGACATAGTTTATTACCTATTTAAATGGAAATTTATTATTTTTAGCGAGCCATCCATTGATGGTACCGGTTTTTTTGTCTTTATCCTGACCTAATTCTGTTTGGTGAAGAACGTTGAAGTCAAAAGACAATGAAATAACTTTGGGATAGAACTCTCCGGCTTTGGCCACAAACATTCCCATCTCAAGATTGGGCTTCCAACTTAAGGATCCAATCCAACCCAAGAGCCCCTCTGCTCCAACTCCGGCTTTAATTAGATTGCCGAATGTTATTTTTACCAACGGGGATTTTCCGATGACATTTCCTGTAACAATGTTTTTGGTGGTCTCGGTTGTACTGGTTTTCCTCAGGGGTCCGGGATTAGCAGTATTAGCAGCTTGATCAGGAACATTCCCACCCGAGTGTTGCGTGGTGGTGACACTCTGTTTCGTTGTCTGGTGATAACCGGGATACATCATTTGAATTAGATTTGAGCATCTGCTGAGATTATCCTTCGCATCAGCTAAAGATCCCGCAGGAAGGTCAAAGCCCAATGAGATTGTTCGCTTGGTCCCTTGAAAGGTTGCAATGGGGTCATTTCGACCATAAACTTCTTCGGTTGACCAATTGGATTGAAAAGTCTGAGAAAAGTCTGTAAGGAAAGCTGCAAACTCTTCGGTATATCCTGTGACTGTGCTTTGGATTTCCAACTTTGCACCTTTGGCATCTGCCGCCGCATAAGCTTGTGGGTTTTCCGATGATAATAATTTAACTGGCATTTGTTTTATCCTCCTACGGCGTCATAGCTTGAGTCGCAACAACTGACTCCACTATCTGTTCTATCTCTGTGTCTCCGATAAACACTTTTACTTCCGGCTTAAAGACGTTCTCTAGGGTTGCGCTGAATTGTTGGAGATTTGTCATCGCGTTATTGGTCGTCATTCCCGCAGAATTTTGGCCGGTTGTCATCAAAGCCAGATCTCCAAGTATTGGCTCTATGGTGGCTGATTTTTCTGAGATCGTATTCATTGCCTTATCCATGTTTTCAAAATCAACACCGATAACCATAGACATAGAGGAGAACAATCCACCCAGTGCAATTAATCCGGCGAAGGCAAAAGGATTACCAGCAAGATTCAAAGCTAAAGCCATGGCTGTAATTCCCGCCGCGATCTCCAAGAAAGCACCGGGAGCCTTCCCTGCCTCTGCAACCAATAAAACCAACTGCGTAGTGAGAAGAGCCATGCCTGCCGCAGCTATCCCAATACCTGCTCCGATTCCAAGTATAGACAGTGAGAATGGAGCCATTTTGGCACCAGCAGCGCCAAGACCCGTGCTACTTTTTACCGCTACTTTTTCCAGCCCTGTGAGAGCAGCTCCTGTTGTTGCTGCAGCGGGGCCTAAAGCCAGCATCGATAGTTTCGCAACTACAAATTTTCCACCTAAAGCAGTAAAGATAACAGCCATTAGTTTACCTGCAGCCACGAAACCTAAGAATTTTGCTACAATTCCATCTCCAGCAGTTAGAACCCAAGTTAGATATTCAACAAAACTACCAAGCTTCTCAACAGCTGGACCCATTGCAATGGCAAAACTCATGGCAAGCACTTGAAGTTTTTTCATGACATCCATAGTATCGGACATTCTTTGGTTAAATTCTTCTTGACTTTTTGCGTTTGCCTCAGCAGCGGCAGAGAATTTTCTATATCCTCCGACAGACATACTGAAAATCCTTTGTGCTTCATTCATGTCAGTGATACCAGCAGCAGCCGCAACCGCTTTCTGTTCAAACCTTCCCATTTCATTGAAGGCAACCCCTTGAGCTTGAATTGAAGAAATCAAAGTTTCAATTCTTTCATCTTCTTTCATCGTCAAGAGTTCTGTTGCTGAAAGTTGAGTTCCCAAAATAGCATTTAGTTTACCTGCCGCATCAGCAGCTCCTGAGAAGGTATCAAACTTGTCGGCCAACCCTAGAAGCGATGAAACCTCAACACCGGCTGCTTTAGCTTGTGATGCTAAGTTTGTGAAAACCTTAGCTGCTCCGTCTCCGTATACGGCCAATGACTTTAGAGACTCCTTGAAGCCGCTGACCATTTGCTTGGCTGTCATTCCAATGGCTTTTCCTGTGAGAGCCATTTGTTTGGTTAATTTCGCGCTTTCAATTCCGGACTTCCCGAGATTTATATTCATGAAATTTATAAGCTCACTAGATTCTCCTGCTCCAACACCAAGTTTTTCTAAACCTGCCACTGTTGCGGCCAAATTATTTTGTGTTGCTACTGATTCACTTTGGAATCCTCTGAAGCTTGAAAAGAGAGTCTCGAATGCTTTACCTGAGTCACCAGCAGATATTCCAAATTCACGATTCGCTGATGTTACCGAGTTGATACCTTCTGTGTACATTCTTCCAGCGCCTGTACCGGCTGCAAATGCAGCGGAAGCCTTGTCGACAGCAAAAGCCATCTTTAGAGTTTCTGACACCATAAGACCTATAACCGCTATCGACAAATTGGTTGGGTTAATTATACTGGTAAATCCATCCACAAGCCCTTTAAATCCTTTGCTTGATTGCATTGTCTTTACACCATCAAGGAAAGAGTTGAACATCTTTGTGCTTTTCTGTGAATAAATTCCCATTGCGCTTCCGAGACCTGTGGCGAAACTTGTGCCTTCTTTAAGTCCCTTTTTATACATTGGGCCCAACGCCGCGAATTCTGCTTGTCTTTCTCGCATAGCTTGGATATCTTCTCTCTTCAGCCCTATCTCTTCAGCAATCTGGTCGAGAGTCTGGTCATTGGCGTTCTCTATCGCCCCCATCTTGTCCGATATCATCTTGAGCAATTCTTCTTCTTGTTTCATTTGCGCTATCTTATCGCCCCGCAAGGATGCCATGTGAGCTTCATGAGCTGCCAATTCAGCCGATGATTTTTTATATTCTTCTGTTGCCGCAGTTGCCAAGTTTATATTTTGAACCAACTTGTTAAGATTCTCGGATTCAGCAGCAGCATCTTTCGTGGTTTGTTTAACCCCGAGTTTATCAGCTACAATCTTTCTCTCTTTATCGTCTAGCCCATCTATCGCAGCTAAAAGTTCTGTTGTTGATAGCGCCATTTATTATCCCTCGGTGGTGAAGGGCCAACGGAGACCCGTCAACGATTCAAACTCTCGTGATGCATTATTAAGGAGCCCTTCCGCTTTAATTGTTTGGGGATGCCCCTTTCCAAATTCCATGTAAGCATCAAGATAGTCCTTTTGTCTGGCAACAGCCACAGCATAAGCTTTAACATCTTCATACTCTCCGACTATCTTAAATTTGGCGGTAACTTCTTCTTCCTCATTAAGATTTGCAATCATATTAACATCGTCACCATACATGTATTTCAACAATTGTTTGGTCCACCAACCTAGAGCCTCATCATAGGTCTCATTTAATTGGGTCTTTTTCTTTTCTAAATCAATAACTAACACGAACATCCCTCCGTTCTCAGTAAATAGTTTTCATAAAAAAATGCCCACAAGGGCATCATCGTTTCTTGGACGCTTTGTCCATCGCTTTCTTTTCATCGGAGAATTGTTTTGCCATTCTGTCGCAAAACCAATTTCTCAATCCAATTGGAAGGTTATAAATCTCGGTAAAAGACCAACCACCAAAATGCTTCATCATAAATATCTGCTCATAAAGAGCCTCAGAATATTTACCGCTCAGGCCAAAAAAAGTCCGTATTAAACGGAACCTCCAATTCCTGCTCAAAACCACAGGAACCACATGTGAAAGGTTCGGAAACTCTAACATCGGGAGCGGCAACTTTATAGCAAGCTTTGATGTGCCGTGAATCAAGCGTTGGCATGTTATCGACATATTTATTGACAACTGTTTTCTCGTTATGCCCTTCAATCGAAACGATCATAAGCTTAAACTGATCGGTCATGTTGGTTTCCAACATTTTCTTCTTTTTCTTGTCGCTCATAAGCTTTGATAAATAAGCTTCATCTTTTCCATCTAATAGTTTAAATTCAATTCTAAACTTGGAAAATGGTGCTATTGTTTGAAAGTTTCCACTGCTCAATCTTTCAAGCCCCAACTTCTTGTTTGAAGAAGACTCGAGGATTTTTACGTCTTTTAAATCAAAATTAAGCTCATCTTGAGCGCCACATGCTGGACAAGATACTCGGGTCTGATAATACCTTCCGTATCCTGAAACTCTTGCCGCGATAATAAGAGCGTTTCGGTCTCCGATCAGTAAGTCCATCGCTTTGATGTTGGGGTCAATTATCAAGGAGTCCAACATTCTCTCAATCGCCATCCCTTTCTTGAGAAGTGTTTGAGAAGATAGTATGTCCTCTTCCTTGGCTGTCATGAATCTTATTTCTAAAACTTCCATGTTGTGCGCTGGGTGCCCTTGAGGATACGCTCCTCTTGATGGCAATTCAACAAACTCTGTGGGAGCCACAAAGCTTAATGGATCGAATGCTTTTTCCACCGGTGCTGGTGCATCATTGGAGTGTTTAACCTCTGGCCCTCCAAGCCGATTGCTATTTCTGCTCATTTATACCTCTTTGTTATTATTCTGGTTTTGTTAATTTAGCGCTATCATATGAAATTGTTATTGTTATCTCAATTAAATCGTCTGATGAATAGTCAAGGTCGCCAAACTTAATGGACTTTACCCATGGATTGATGAGCTCCCAAGTTTCGATTGCTTCTCCATCGGCTCCAAGTTGAGCGATTTGCCATGGTCCTGCTTTTGTAATTGCGGTTGCTTTACTAATCCCATCCCCAACGCCAGTTAATTTATAACCTATCAAGCCTAGTTGGTCATAAAACCCCTGACCTTTCTTAAGGTCTTTACTGTCGATGATTGTAACATCAATATCTGACCACGTTACAATGCCGGGATACTTAAACTTGTGATTGATAAGTTGATATTCGTTGGATGTTATTTCAAATGAAGGTTTTGTAACCGACTTCACCCAATACCAATTGGAATTAACCATGAACCTAAACTTTCGTAAAGGCTCTATCATTTTCTTTGGGTCTGACCAAAAAGCCATCGTGTTTCCTAGCTAGGTTCGAACTGGTTGTCACCACCGGTAGAGCACGTGGCCCAATCATAACGAACAGTCATCTCAACAGTTCTAAGGTCATCGCTTGAATAATCTAAATCACCATACTTCGCTGATTTTATAAAAGGATTATTTAACAACCACTGTTCTATTGGTGCACCCTCGGCACTCAAGATATTTATCATCATGGACTTGATAGCCGTATTTGTGGCTTGATCCTTTGACATTGTTTTAAGTGAAGTTTCGTTTGCTTTAACAATATAACCGGAGTTAATCAAGAGATCATTGGTTAATTTAACAGCGTTTACAGAAATTGGGTCAACCAAAGTCAGTGAAACTTCATTCCATGAAACACGACCGGGAAAGTAAAACTTATTATCTAAATAATTATGTTCGACCTCTGACACATCAAAGCTGGGTGTCGTAACTGTTTTTGCCCACCAAACAATATCTGTGGGAGCTCCGAGATCTGTGAGACCAGTTATCTGTACTTGAAATCTAAAATTTCTTTTAGGTTCCGTATCATTTGTTGACCAAAATGCCATTATTCTATTCTCCTATAGTCGTTAATAATTAGTTCTTGCATTAGAATTCTATTCCTGTCTTGGTAATTACAAAATCAATTGCAATGAATTCTATAGCCCGTGCCGGCTTGATAAAGACTTTAGCATAAAGAATGTTTCGGTCAATAAGATCGGGCGTTGTTGTGGTTTCGTCCAAAACCAATTTATATTCGCTTACTCCAAATCGTGATTTTGCATCTGCAAGGATTGGGTCTGCTCCACTCTTGAAGCGGTTCCATGTTGCTTGAACACTATTGTCAAACAAGATGGTTTGAGCAACCTTTCCAATACGCTTCTTAAGATAGATCATAAGACGACGAACGTTTATTCTATCCAAAGCGGATGGGGTTTGTTGAAGGGTCTTTTGGCCGAATACAACTGTTCCTTCTCCGGGAAAGTTTGCAATTGGGTTAATATTGATCTCATAAAGATCATCACGCTCTGCTTTTGTAAGATTTTCAATACCAGCAGAGATCTTTACGCCTGTGCAGTTAGGTCTATCGTTACATCCA